TGCTGCGTCTGCTTTTTCTGCTGTAACATATGTATTAAGGCTCTCCGCCTCAAAAATAAAATTCTCTCGCACAATGGTGGGGGGACGCCGCTACTAAATTTTTTAGAAATTCTCAATCTACAGATTCTACTACGATTGCAGCCGAAGCAGCCGAAGCAGTATATGCAGTACATGTACAGGCTAGGAGTGTGGGCTTATATTATAAGCGTGTCTACGTGGGCTGGCGGCGTGGGGCGAGTGAGTTTGTGCGTGTATGCGCCGAAGAAGTATATTTTCTGCCCACGAAATGTCCTGCATACACTTGACGCCGCCACCGTAGACGTGTTAGACTTAAAGCATGGACCCGAAGCAACAAAATGCGCAAGCAGCAAAGGCGGAGAACATTGTGAGAACGCTCACTGCGCTAGGACTCCAAGACACCTTAGCAGAGACCTCTAAACACTGGATTAGTGATCCTAGTCCTCTGAGACGTGTTTTATATGCTCATTTTGAGCGGTACAATCTCACATCACCGCGCACAGGACCACAAAGGGACGATCTTTAATGGCAGCCTCAGCAAATTTCGGACACCTCCACTATGGCGGCTCGATCAATTCAAAGACCGGGCGTCTTGGTTCTAAGCCGGCGCAGAAGAATATGTTTAAGAAGCTACAGCGTCTAGAAAAGATTGTACGCTTGGAGGCCGCTGGCTTTGGTGAAGGTGCTATAGCTTCGATGCTCTGCGTCTCTGTTCCACGTTTACGCTATATTAAGAAATCTTCAGATTACCTTAATGCTCGTATCAAGATCACCCACGGTATTATTGTAGATATGGACTCTAACTTGGACATGATCAAATCCCAGCGCCGTGAGATGCTTACTCAGATGCTTCCCGCGGCGCTCCAAGTTTTGGCGAACGAAATCCAATCGCAAGGGACCACTCTAGCAGAGCGTAAGCACAAAGTTGCTTTGGCTCAAGACATCCTTGATCGCGAGGGTCAGTTCGCCAAAATATCCAAGACCGAAATCAAACCTGTGGATATGTTTGATTTTGAGAAGGCAGACGAGGCGTCACGAAACATCATCAATGCTATTCGTAGCGCAGCGCCGCCGACACATGGAGAACATACTCTTGCTGCGTTGCTGGCGAATAAGGAGTTCTCAAACTCCCACACTCTCAGCGCCGTTGATCAAGAAGCAGCGTTGGCGCAACTTGAGCTTGATGCGGCATTGCTAGACTCGCTGCCTACAGATGGGACGGTGAACTAGCATGAGAGTTATGGGATGTAATTCGTGGCAGCATATATGGGACTGCATCTGTGAGGATCTCGGAATTGAAGAGTTTTAGCAGACAGAAAAAGGAGTAGCAAATGAGTTGGCTTGGCACACTAGGTAACGATGTGAAGAAAGTTTTTGGATGGCTTGGTTCTCCTAAAGGACAAGCTGTTTTGAGTGCAGGAGAGGGTGTTGTAGAAGCTGTAGACCCTGCTCTTGACGGAGTTATTAACCTCACGAACACTTGGTTGCAAGAGATTTTCAAGGCTCAGGCTCTTGCTACAGCAGCCTCAGCCAACGCTACAGGCGGAGTGCAGAAAGCTGCGATGGTACTCAACACTGTGACGCCGCAGGTTATTGCTTTTGCCAAAGCACAGGGACTTTCGATTCCTACTGGAACCGATCTTCAAAACGCAAATAATGCGTTGGTAGCTTTCTTGAACGCTCTTGGAGCAGGCTCTGCAGCCGTCGCCACGACAAGCACGGCGACGGCGTCTTCCGTCAAAGCTCAGGTTTCCACTAACTCGTTGCTCTAAGGAGAAACACATGGCTCTTCAAATGCAAACATTCTCCAACGTCACTGAGCCAATGTTTGATGCTTTGGTTGCTAAGATCAAAGTAGATACTGGCCAGGATGTTGCTGCGACAGCGAATGAAACTGTGACAGTTCTTCATGGTTCGTTTGTTTTCACCTACAACTACAATCCTGCGACAAAGACTTTTGCGGTTCAATGTTTGAAGAAACCTTTGTTTATTCCTGCCTCCACGATCATTAATGGTCTAGCCGAAGAAGTAGCAGAGATCATTGCAACTACTGTGACGCCGTCTGTGGCGTGAAGCGCCGTCGGAAGCTAAACTCATTTTTCAGGAGCGGGAAATGAAAACTCTCACACCAATAGATCCTAAGATTGAATTACTGGAATCGGTAGTTTATGCGAAGGATCAATCTGAGTATATTCCTCTTCCAGCAAGTAGGACTTCAGATGGAGAAGTTGTTACTTGTTGGAAGTTGAGTTGGAGAGCAAGATTGGCGATACTTCTTGGCGCTGATTTTTATGTGACTCTCTTGACGTTTAACAAGCCTCTGACTCCTATTAGAGTGAGCGTCGAAAAACCAATCTATGCAGTCGCGGAAAGTTTGTAATGAGCCAGCGTGAGCTAGAACAGAAGGTACGAGACGTACTCCGAGTTCTCGAAGTAGGAGAGACTGGGGGTACTTTTGTACCTCGTTCTACTGTGCTGGGTTATAATCTTATTCCTACAGACTTATGCAAGACGCCGGCGGAGAAGAAGCAGGTCTATTGCGCAAACTCTTTGATGGACTTATACTACTTCAGCACCGTTGTAATGGGCAAGAATCGCTTTTCCAAGAATCCTGACAAAGCCTCCAATCTACATTATCAGATGTGCCTAACCGTTATGAAAGACGGCCTCAAAGAAGGGATCGAAATTCCCCGTGACCATTTCAAATCCACAGTCTACAGCGAGTGCTTTCCGATTTGGAGAGCATTACCTTTTGGCAAACGGGAAGAAGATTTCTTCACAAGCGTTGGCTACTCTGATCTCTACATTGAGTGGATGCGTCGAATCCACAGTCAGGACATACGCATCCTGTTGGTCAGTGAGACCATTACCAACGCTATCAAGTTGGGCAGCAGAATCTCGAACCACTATGAGAACAATTCATTCTTCAATCACCTTTTTCCTGAGATAATGCCTACATCAAAGGAGACATGGACAAATGAGAGTTTGCACCAACGTCGTACTGCAAGTGGTCGAGGACAAGGAGAAGGTACTTTCGATCTTATCGGAGTCGGAGCGGCGTTACAGAGCCGACACTATAATGTGGTTGTCGAGGATGACCTTGTTGGGCGTGAAGCCCGTAAAAGCTCAGTCGTCATGGCAGATACAATCGACTACCACCAGATTCTTGTCGGAGCAACTGACTCAGACCCGAATAATCCTGGAAGAGATTTCGATGAGATCGTAGTAGGAAACAGGTGGTCACATGACGATCTCAATTCGCACATTCGGCAGGAAGAGCCTTATTTTAGTTGGACTACGCATTCTGCTCTTGGTGGATGCTGTACTCTACATCCTTTCGGAACTCCAATTTTTCCTGAAGCGTTCACGAAAGAAAAGCTACTGAGATGGAGAGAGCGTCTAGGTTCGTACCATTTTTCTTGCCAGTTTCTTAACTATCCTATTGATCCGTCTAAGGCTAAGTTTAACATGGCGGATTTTAGGTACTTTAACTTTGAGAAGGTAACTGGCGCACTGGCGATTCCGAAGGAGTCACCGACTCTTAGTAGGTATTTCGAGACCTCGCATCCTCAGCAATATCGTATAGTTATTCGTCATCATGTTGCAGCCGGCGATGTAGAAAAAGATGTTTTTCCACGGAATCTTGATCGGTACATGACAGTAGATCCGAATCATGGTGGCTCGCACTTAGGCCAAGAAGTTGGCAAAGACGGTCGGTGCCGTCATGCTATAGCGGTAACTGGTGTAGAGCGTGATCCACGTAGAGTATATCTACTCGACCAGTGGGCAAAAGCCTGTCCTATTGATGATCTTGTCAAACAGATTTTCTTTCTTGCTGTGAAGTGGAAGCTTCGTGTAGTTTACGTCGAAGCTGTTGCAGCGCAGAAGTATTTGCTTTATCATCTAAACTACTTTGTCGAAGAGCACAAGCATACACATCCAGAACTTAGTGGTATTCAATTTCTTCCACTCAAAACTCCTCAAAACGCCAACGCTAAAGCTGAGCGAATCGAGAATTTCATTCCTCTTGTGGAGCGTCATGAACTCTGGCTAGACTCAAATAATTGTGCTGAGTTCAAAGAAGAAGTCGAACAATATGGTCAGCGTAAGGGGCTGATTGATTTGCTAGATGTTATATCCTACGGTCCACAGATTTGGAAGTTTGACAAAGTTTCTCAGGAGCATGTTGATGAATTCATGCTCAAACAACGAGCACAGTTCGTAAAACGTATGACAGCGGCGGCAGCGTAAGGGGAGCGATTTATGGAATGGGCAGCGTGGGGACCAACAATCGCGACAATCATAGCCTACGTGTTTTTTGCAGGCGTACTGTGGTCCCGTCAAAGGACTCATGACATTAGGATTCAAGAGCACGATAAGCAGCTAAACGATCACACGAAAGATCTTACTGATCATTCGGTCAAGATCGGTAAACTTGAAGCCTGGAACGCAGGCTATGCCGCCGCTCGGGCAGTGTATGAGCGTTGTGACCTCAAACCTTCGTATAGTTGATATGCTCGATACGCAACAGTGAGAACGCCCGGCAGTATCGGAAAGAAGAGGAAACGCATAGTGGAAACGAGTCAAGACCTGCTCGACCGGCTGATCGAGCAGCGGCGACAGGAGAAAGAGGCAAGATGAACATTCCAGTGCCGTTACAGTTGGTTCTTTTGTTCTACGTTGTAAACTCTGTCGCCTCGGCTTTGGTACAGGCTCTACCTGTACCAAATGATAACAACGGACAGGTCTACACATTCATTTATAAGTTCTTGAGTTTGCTCACAGCGGACTTTAAGAGCTTTAGCGCCACAATGCCTATGCCAGTGCTTACGACACAAACCTCTACTGGCCAGATTGATACAGTGTCGAAACCAGTTAACACTCCAAGCACAGCGAACACAGGGATTCTCTAATGCCATATCAGCCACCTACTGAAGTAACACCGAAGCTTATTGGAGAAGATAACTACAGAGAGCTGTGTGATTTT